ATGGGAACAAAACTCGCCACGTTTACAAAGCAGGAAAAAGAATTTTGAATTGGCTGAAGAATTTGCACCTGATACATCCATCACAAGCCTGACAAGGATCCGGGCGATGCATGAAGGTTTGAGGGCCAAAAAAACAAAACTTGAAGTGGATCAACTGGAAGGCAACTTGATTGATGCGAAAAGCGTGAGGGACGCCGCTTTTAACCAAGCTAGGGTGGTGCGTGACACATTACTTTCAGTTCCCAATCGGTTGTCACCAGTAGTCGCAAATGAAACAAACGAACATCGTGTTTTTGACCTCATAAAAGATGAAATCGTATCTTGTTTAAAAGCGATTGATGGCACTCAACCCATATAAACTGTTTCGGGAGTCATATGCGGAAGGATTGCAATTAGATCCTGATTTATCCGTATCAGAATTTTCAGATGAATTTAGAGTTTTACCAAGCAAAGGATCATCGGAGCCAGGAAAATGGAGAACAAGTCGCACCCCTTACTTAAAACTGATATTAGATTGCCTTTCACCGAAATCAGCAGTCGAGAAGGTGATCTTCATGAAGGGATCACAGCTAGGCGGGACGGAAGCAGGGAATTGCTGGATCAGTTACATCATAAGTCAAGCACCTGCTCCGACAATGGTTGTTCAACCGACAGTGGAACTAGCAAAGAGGTGGTCTGTTCAAAGACTTGCTCCAACGATAGCAGAAACACCGATTCTCAAGAATAAAGTTTCGGATCCCAAATCCCGTGATTCAGGGAACACTCAATTAGTAAAAGAATTTAAAGGCGGAATCATTGTCGCCACAGGTGCGAATTCTGCCGTTGGTTTACGATCAATGCCGTGTCGGTATTTGATGCTTGATGAAGTCGATGCATATCCTTTAGATGCAGATGGTGAGGGGGATCCTGTTTCACTGGCGATCAAAAGAACTGCAACCTTTAGTCGCAAAAAAATTCTTGAAATTTCAACACCAACTATCAAAGGCATATCACGAATCGAACGTGAATATAATCTGAGTGATGCACGAAGGTATTTTGTGCCCTGTCCTCATTGTAAAGCAGAACAATTTTTAAAATGGTCAGGTATTATTTGGGATAAAGACGATGACGGAAATCATTTACCAGAAACAGCTAAATACGAATGCGAATCATGCGGTGAACTAATTCCAGAACATCATAAAGGTGAGATGCTTGCAAAGGGTCGATGGATCGCAACCAATACCACCACTAATCCTAAAATTGCAGGGTTTCATTTAAATTCTTTATATAGTCCTCCTGGCTGGAAATCATGGGAAGAATGTGTTCGTGAATTTTTAGAATCCAAAGACGATAAGTTCATGTTAAAAACATGGACGAATACTGTTTTAGGTGAAGTCTTTGAAGAACAAGGAGAAGGAGTGGAGTACGAATATTTATATGCACGACGAGAAGATTATACGACTGATCCAGTACCAGAAAAAGTTTGTTTAATAACCGCAGGGGTCGATACTCAAGATGATAGATTAGCAGTTGAAGTGGTCGGTTGGTGTAATGGGGAAGAATCTTACAGTTTAATTTATGACGAAATTTATGGCGATCCAGGTTATGAGGAAGTATGGTCGAAATTAGATGATCTTTTTAATATTAGTTTTAACCATCCAAGTGGTACAAAATTAACAATAGCATCAGCATTTATTGATAGTGGTGGACATCATACAGATGCGGTTTATCGATATTGTTCTCACAGGCAAATTAAACGAATTTTTGCTTGCAAAGGTTCATCAATTGTTGGTAAACCTGTTATAAGTAAACCAACAAAAATCGCACGATCCAATGTTTTGTTGTTTTCAGTCGGTACAGACACTGCAAAAGAAGTCATTTATTCCCGGCTTAAAATTGGAGAACCTGCCCGTGGTTTTATGCATTTTCCATTCTCATACGACAAGGAATATTTTCTGATGCTAACTGCTGAAAAAGTGGTCACAAAATATTCAAAGGGTTTTCCCAAAAGGGAATGGGTGAAAACGAGAAGGAGGAATGAAGCATTGGATTGTCGGGTTTACGCATTTGCTAGTTTTGTTTCTTTGAATCCTAATCTTGAAGTATTAACAGAACGATTGACGGATTCTGACGCACAAGAAAAATCAAATATAAAACCAAATCGAAGATTAAATAAAGGTTGGGTCAGTTCCGTAAGGAACCGACAATATGGCTGATTTATTTGATTCCACTAATTATTCAGAACATGAACCGACTATCGAAGAATATGGTTCGCCTATTATTGCAGGAGATTACCTTGCATGGAAACGCTCGGATTTAAATTCTGATTATTCAAACTCCGCTCATACTCTTACTTACAAAGCACGATTAGAAAATTCAGGGTCTACTGTAATTACAATTACAGCAAGTGCATCAGGAACCGATTATCTAGTCGAAGAAAGTCAATCCGACACCGCATCCTATACTGTTGGTCTCTATTACTGGGATGCATATATAACCAAGACAAGTACTTCTGAAAGAATCCGTGTCGATTACGGGCAATGGTCCGTGATTGCAGATTTAGCAACTGCCACCACGGATCCCAGATCATCCAATAAGAAAATATATGATGCAGTGGTCGCAGTTATTGAGGGCCGTGCGTCACAAGATCAGATGAGTTATTCCATTGCTGGTCGGTCCCTTTCAAGAATGTCTATTGAAGATTTAGTTCAATTCGAAGGAATTTATAAAGCCCGATGGTTGAAGGAGGTCAATCAATCCCGAATCAAAGAAGGATTGGGTACAACGAATGTCATTCATACCCGACTTCCGACATGAAATTAAAAGATCTTTTTAAAAGAAAAAAACCGGAAACGAACGCCAGATCCGCAATTTTTAGGAATTTCGCATCAGCAAAATACGACAACCTTTTTTATGGTTGGAGAGGTACTGATTTAAGTGCAGATAAAGAATTAATCAACAATTTACAAACCATGCGGAATCGTGTTCGTCAAGTCTGCAATGATGATGTTTACGCACGTAAATTTTTAAGCATGGTTAAATCAAACGTCATTGGTGCTGATGGGATCATTCTTCAATCCAAAGCGAAACAGGAAGATGGTTCATTTGACACAAACGACATTCGGTTAATTGAATCTGCATGGAAAGAATGGTGTTCCGAAAAACGATTTTGTTCTGCAGATAAAAGACTGAATTGGAGGGACATTCAACGAATCGTAGTTGAAACTCTTGCAAGGGATGGTGAGTGCTTCATTCGCATGATTAAAACCGCAGATAATCCATTTTCCTTCAGCCTGTTCGTGATGGAAGGTGATTGGTTTGATTTAAAGCGAAACATGGAATTGAAGAACAATCGTGTTGTCAGAATGTCGATTGAACAAAACCAATTCGGGGAACCACTTGCTTATTATCAACTGACAAGACCACCAGAACAGGGAACTACAAATTACGTTGGAGAAGCAGAAAGAGTGCCCGTTGATGAAATCATTCATGTTTACATGATGGAACGCCCTGGACAGTCAAGAGGAATTCCGTGGATGAATACCGCACTTCGTGGTTTAGAAATGCTTCATCAGTATCATGAATCCGAGTTGGTTGCATCCCGAATAGGATCCTCAAGTATGGGATTTTTTACTTCACCTGATGCTCAAGGCTACACAGGATCCAATAAAGAATCTGATGGAACTTTAGTTCAAGAATTCCAACCTGGGACCTTTCAGCAATTGCCTGATGGAGTCGAATTTACACCATTCACACCAAACCATCCGACGAATGCATTCCCTACGTTTGTTAAATCGATCCTTAGAAGCATTTCTTCAGGTCTTGGTGTTTCATATAACGCGATCAGTTCTGATTTAGAATCGGTCAATTTCAGTTCAATCCGAGCAGGTGTTATGGAGGAAAGAATCGTTTGGCAGACTTTACAGAATTTTATGGTTGAACATTTCTGCCAGCCTGTTTTTAAAAATTGGTTACGAATGGCAATTACAACAAAACAATTACCATTCCCAATTCAGAAAATCCAAAAATTTGAGGAAGTGGCTTGGGTTCCAAGAGGTTGGTCATATGTTGATCCATTAAAAGAAATAAATGCTCATAAGGTTGCAGTTGAAATGGGTGTTGAATCACTAAGCGAAATCGCATCCAGTAAAGGAAAAGATTTACAAGAAATTTTTGAACAAATTAAACGTGAAAAAGAACTTGCAGAAAGTTTAGGAATAACCTTAACCTCGGCTAATGAGGCAACTGAAAAAATAGTTGTCGATGATGATGAAAGGTAACATGGAAGAAATTGAAAATAACCAACAAAAAGACATCATTGAATCTGATGAAGCACTGATTAAAAAAACAATGAATGAAGAAGGAATCGGTGTTGATGATGAAGAAGATGATAAAAGAATGAATATAAAATCTGAAGAAACTTTATGTCGAACTTTTAATCTTGATCGACAAGCCATTGATGACGAAAACCGCACAGTCACATTGGCATTT